CTCTGGTGTTGAGCAAGTAGATGGTAAGTGGTACACCAAATATATCCTTGGCCCTGTGTTTACCGATACTACTGTCGATGGCGTAACAACTACAGCCCTTGAGCATGAGACTGCTTACAAAGCCACTAAAGATGCTGAACAGGCTAAGAGTGTTCGTGCTACTCGTGGTGAAAAGTTAGCGGAAAGTGATTGGACACAAGTAGCTGATGCTCCTGTTGACAAAGCAGTATGGGCTACCTATCGTCAAGCCTTGCGTGATGTGACTACGCAGACAGGTTTCCCTTGGACTATTACTTGGCCTGTTGAGCCACAATAAGGAGTAATCATGGCTATAAGTAATGCAGATATTTTAGGGTGGTTGAACGCCAACCCAAATGCTAGTGATGATCTTATTTATAAGACGATGGTAGAGGCTGGTGTAAGCCCTACTCAATACCTGTCTGCTACTGGTAAGCAATTTCCTAGACAAACGGCTAGTCCACAGCAAACGTCTGCTCCTACAGTAAGTAATGCTGACATTCTTGGGTGGTTAAATGCAAACCCTAACGCTAGTGCTGATCTTGTCAATAAAACAATGGCAGAAGCGGGTGTAAGTGCTTCTCAGTATCAATCTGCTACTGGTAAGCCACTTCCGCAAATACCACAAGCAACAACCCCACAAAAAGTAATCCCTCCTCCTCCATTAGCGCAAACTTTATTTAATACAGGTGAGCAGACTGGTTCTGGCACATCTGCTGGAGTTGCGCTTCCTCCTCCTACAGATAGATTGCTTGGTGGCCCTGTTCAAATGCCTCCTAAAGCCAAAGTAACTGACGCTGACATTCTTGGATGGTTTGACCAAAATAAAGGCGCAAGTGATGCTTTAATTGTTAAAACAATGCAAGAAGCGAATGTTTCTCCTGCTCGTTTAGCAAGAGTAACTGGTGTTCCTGTAGCACAAGTCGTTGCTCAATATGGCTCGGGATCGGCTTCAAGTGTTACCGACTATCAAGGAAAGAAATACGATACTGCAACTATTTTAAAGTTAGCCAAACAAATTACTCCATCTATTGATCCGAATGCTGTTAAGGGTGGTGTTTTCTCTACTAAAGGCGAGAGTATTGGTTTTAACTTTGATGAAGCATCTAGGATTTTAGGAAAAGCTCCATCAGCCTCTGAGCAAGTTATTTTGGATATGGCTCGACATTTGGCAAATGAGGGCTACACCGATCTTGAAGAAGTAGACGCAACTGAAACAAACAGACGTTTTGGTTCTACCTTTACAGGTGGTGGCGGTACTATTTATGAGATTAAAAAGAATGCCGAAGGCAAACCCATCATCTCTACATGGAGTAAAGACACAAGCGATAAAAAAACAATTCTTAGTGGCTTGGCATTAGCGGCACTTGCTTTTGGTATACCTGGCATTTCAGAAGGATTGTTAAGTGCAGCACCTGCGGGCGCAACAATAGGTACAACTGCTTTAACAGCCGCAGAAGCCGCAGGATTGGGTCTAACGGCAGCAGAAGCGTCAGCATTAGGTTTGTCAGCGGCAGAGTTTGCGGCAGCAGCAGGAACAGCGGGTGCTGTTGCAGGTACTGTTGGCGCTACTGGTTTAACTGCGGCTGAATTGGCTGCTTATGATCTTGCATTAGGTGGTGCGGGTGGTACTGCTGGTGCAACAAGCCTTGCGGGGGGTTTAACTACTGGTGCAACAATTCCGACAATTACGTCTTTGACTGGTGGTAGTGGTCTTCTGACGGGTGCGGCAGGTGGCATTACTGCTGAATCTGTAGCGGCTAAATTAGCGGCAGATGCTGCTGCGGCATCTACTTTGGCAGGCACTTCTACTGGTGCGCTAACGTCTACTCTTCCCGCAAAAGTTACCACAGGACTCACCAATGCAGCTGTTTCAACCGCAGTAAATAGTCTTCTGGGTGGTGGAACGACAACATCAAACCTTAGCAATCTGTTTTCTGGTGGACTAGGAACAACAGGTAATCTGCTTCAGATGCAAGAGTCTAAGGAGGCGGCTCAAAGAGCACAAGCCCGTATTGATGCTGAGACTGCTGCTGCTAAACAAGCTGCTGCTTTCAGACCTGTTGGCATGACTACTCGTTTTGGTACTTCACAATTCCAAGTCGATCCAGTAACAGGTCAATTGACAAGCGCAGGGTACACATTAAGCCCTGAAGCTAAAGCTCAACAAGACAGGTTCATGGCTTTGTCTCAACAAGGTTTGACTCAAGCTGAACAAGCACAAGCACAGTTTGCTCCTCTTCAAACAGGTGCTCAAAGGTTGTTTGGTCTTGGTAATCAATATTTGGCTCAATCTCCTGAAGCTGTTGCACAAAACTATCTCAATCAGCAGATGGCTCTCTTGCAACCAGGCAGAGAGTTAGAGTTAGCCAATCTGCAAAACAGACTACAACAACAAGGTCGTGGTGGTTTGGCGGTTGCTCAAGGCGGTACTTATGGAGCTACAACTCCTGAACTACAGGCTTTGTACAACGCTAGAGCGCAACAAGAAGCTCAATTGGCGGCTCAAGCTCAACAGGCGGGTCAACAACAGGTTGCTTTTGGTGCAGGATTGCTTGGTCAAGGTGCTCAAACAATGGGTCAGTACTATGGTGGTCAACAAGCCGCTTATGCTCCTTACACGACTGCAATGGGTCAGGTTCAAGGTTTAGAGGCTTTGGGTCAACAACCCTTCACAATGGGCGCACAACTTGGTCAAACTTCATCGACTGCGGGAGCAAGATCAGGTCAATTAGGACTAGAAGGCGCTAGATTGAGTACCGCTTTGGCAACAAGTGCAGATGCAACAAGAAACCTTGGCGCTCAAAGTTTGATAGCAGCAGGTAGTCCTAATGCTCAGTTTGGTTCAGCACTTGGTGGATTACTCAGTGGAGGACTCCAATCTGCATTTAGTGGAACTGGTTTAGGCGCATCAGGCTTTGGAACTGGTCTAGCCTATGGTAATCAAGACCTTGGCTTATATTTGTAAGGAATCATCATGGCAGAAAATATCGTAGCGAGTCTGTTTGGTATGACTCCACAAATGTATCAAAACCAACAATATGGGCAAGACTTAAATCGTGGCATTGCATTGGCTCAACTCTCGCCTGGTGCTGCGGCTCAAGCGGGACTTCAAGCTAGTGTTGGTCAACTAGGTCGTGGCATTGCAGGTGCTATGGGCATTGAAGACCCACAATTAAAGATGATTAGTGCTAGAAACACTATTGCTCAACAGATAGATCAGTCTGATCCTGCGTCAATCTTAAAAGGCGCTCAGATGTTGGCACAAATGGGTGACCAACAAGGTGCTATGGCATTGGCTCAATATGCTCGTCAAGCACAGAGTGATGCGGCTCAGACGCAACAACGTTTAGCGGCAGCTAGAGCATCTGATGCAGCAGCTTCTCGTGAGCGTCAACAAGCAGTTAATCCAAATATTCAGATTGCCAATGAAATTGGAACTTTGGAAACTTCTCTTTTAGACATTGAGAATGCTCCTGATAGTCCAGATCGTACTAGAGCTAAAAACTTGTTAAATTCTCGTCTTTCAGCGTTAAAAGACTTAACTGCAAAACCTGAAAAAGAAAAAATATCTGCATTTGGTCAGGAACTTGTGGATGCAGGATTGACACCAGGTTCTGAGCCATACAAGAAACGAATGAATGAGTACTTAAATTCAAAAATTGAAGGTGGTAAAAAAGGCACTGGCAATGTCACTATTGGTGGCATCAATGTTGATACTGGTGCGGCAGCTAAAGCCGCAGGTAAAATTGTTGGTGAAAATGTTGCAAATATTGAACAGCAATTCTCATTGCAAACCGCCTATAAAGATGCTCTCGGATTATTAGATCAAGGCATTTATGGCGGTGCTTATGGCCCTGAAAAACAGTTTATAGCCAAGTTTGCTGGTGTTGGCGATCCTAAAAAGGTTGTAAATACAGAGGTATTTATAGCTAATATTGGAGAGATTGTTATTCCTCGCTTGCAACAGTTTGGTGGCAATGACTCAAACGAAGAACTTAAATACTTGCAAAGCGTTGTTGCTGGAAATCAACGACTTGAGCCTGAGTCAATGAAGCGTACGTTGATTAGCGCAGAAAAGAAAGTTCAAAACAACATTAAACGTTTGGCTTTACAAACACAAGCGGCTAAAGGCGGTACTGAGTTACCAATTACACCTGTTACAAATGCACCAGCAATAACGCCAACCAAACGTTATAACTTGCAAACTCGACAACTTGAAGTAATAAAAGGAGAATAAGATGCCTATCTATGTTCAAGTAGGAAGTGATGTAGTTGAGTTTCCAGATGGAATGTCTGACGAACAGATAGCACAAGCCATTTCTGGAGGTATGCCACAAGCAAAAGCTCCATCTTCAGGTTTTATGATGGGTTTAAAAGACCCTATTACTGGTGTCGCTCAGATGCTTCCTCGTGCCTTAGCGGGCATAACAAGTTTAGGTGGAACAACGCCTAATCCTGTTAGCCAATTCTTTTCTCAAGAAGCAAAGCGTGTAGATGAGATGGCTAAGGCTGAAGAGCAAGCATATCAAGCTCAACGTCAAGCTCAAGGCGATTCTGGATTTGATGTAGGCCGATTGGGTGGGAACATTTTAAATCCTGCCAGTTTAGTTCCTGCGGCAAGAATTGCTCAATTAGCAAGAGCAAGAGGTTTATCTCCTGTTGCACAAGCGGCTGTTGGTGGCGCTGTTGGTGGTGCTATGCAACCCGCTACTGGAGAAGGTACTTTTGGTGAGCAGAAGACAGAGCAAGTTGCTTTGGGTGCAGTTACTGGCCCTATTGGTGAGAAAGTTGTTGCGGGTGCGGGTCGAGTTCTTAACCCATTGGTATCTAAAGCAGAGCAGACAATGCGAAGCCTTGGCGTTACACCTACTACTGGTCAAACACTTGGTGGACAATTTAAGACTATTGAAGAGTTTGCTCAAAACTTACCTTTAATTGGATCGAGCATTGAGAATGCCAGACAACGAGTCTTATTTGACTTTAATAAGGGCGTAATCAACAAAGCACTACAGAAGGTTGATGACAAGTTGCCTGCTGAAGTTATTGGTCGTGATGCCATTGCTTATGCTTCTGATGAAGTATCTAAAAAGTACGATGATGTTTTATCTAAAATGTCGTTTGACTTAGACTTTTCAACAACAAGCAACATTCTTGGTGCTTTGAGTAAATCTAAAAGTTTGTCTTCAGATCAACGACAGCAAGTTAGCGAAACATTAAATGATATTGTTTTTGGTAAGTTTGCTGGTCAGAAGATTGATGGTCAGACCTACAAAGGTATTGAGTCTGATTTACGCAAGAAAGCAGGCAACTATGCTAACAGTGCTACTGCATCTGAGCGTGAGGTTGGAGAGGCTTTAACTGATGTTCTTGGTGTTCTCAAGAAAGAATTGTATTTCCAAAACCCAAAGCAAACGTCTAAGTTGCGTAGGATTGATAGTGCTTATAGTGATTTGTCTGTTATCAATGTAGCTGCGGCTAATTCTGGTGCTGACAATGGTGTGTTTACTCCAAAACAGTTTTCTACTGCTGTTCGCCAACAAGACCAAACAAGACGCAAAACATCGTTTGCCAAAGGTCGTGCTAAAGGACAGGAAGTATCTGATGCGGCAGTTCAAGTTCTTGGCGACACCGCTAGATCAACTTTAGAGGGTCGTATTGCAGCTTCTACTCTTGGTGGATTTGGATTGTTATCTCAACCACAAGTAGCTATACCAGCGGTGATGGCTGTTCCTCCTGCTTATAGTGCTGGTGGGCAAGCGGCAATTGATATGTTGTTGCGTCAGCGTCCAGAACTATTGCAACGTATGGGCGGTATGCTTTCTCAGCAATCCGCTCCACTTGGTTCAGTAATTGCACCAAGTACTGTTGGTCAGTACAACCGCTCTGAGAGACAATGAAAGATTGGCTGATTGCATTTGTTGCGGCAGCCCTCTTTGTTTGTTTTGTCATTTATTGTAGTTATATTGTTATTTGGGCATTTCCATGATCGCCTTTCTCTTGGCGGCAACCATAGAGTACCGATGTATTAAGTGGACTTGGACTGGTGATGTTTACAACCGAAGGGTTGTTTGCATTAAATGGGAGAGAAAGAAGTGAT